CTCGGCATCCATCGCGGTTAGCTTGGCCTCCAAGACTCCTGTACCCTCAAGTCTTATAGAAGACTGACCCACCACATAGATGCCACGCTCTGGATCTGTGAATACCTCTTCCATGGATCCTGTGGCGGTGCCATCTAGGCTGCATGAGATAGGCCACTTATCGTGAAAATAAGGTTTCTCGTGGTTAATCTCCAGTTGGTGGCAGCCAAGCCTGTGAGCTGCCTCTGTCAGAATCGTTGGCTCTAGGCGATTGCCCCAATCCATTGACTCGTTGCTGATGTTTGGTAATTCATCACCATTAATGGCTGCAATACTTGCGAGCAGCTCGTCATTCGGTGACCGATACTGGCTCATTCCACAAACTGCGGGGAGGCGGCTTGCAGAGAGCATATCGTTGGGAGTGACTTTTCCTACCATGTAATTCTCCTTATTATTTTTTAGCTACAGCTTTTGGTGAACTCGTAAGCCAGTATCGTTTCCACTTGTGGGTTCGGTCTTGGATGTCTCGCTCAAACTCGTCATCAATTCCATAACCTCTTGCTCTAAGTAGGTGTATGTAGTGTGCCAGGCGAGTAATGCCATAATTGGTAATAGCATCCCAAGAAGTAATCCCGGCAGACTTCTTCTTTTTAAGGTGCGCCAATATTGTTTTAAGTTGCGTATCATTTTTGCTCACGTTTTTCGTTCCTTGAAAGTAAGTTGCGGTACATATCCCATTTTTTTTGGTACCTAATACATTCTGATGGGGGCTGGAATCCATGCTTAATGAATGTGGCCATCACATCTGTCTTCTGCGATGGCACATAGTGCTTGTTGATGTCGTTTATTGTTGACATAGTTCTCCTAAGAAAGTGCCACGATTAAGATAAATGCAATGACCGAGACTGTGGCAATAACGCGGTCAAGAATGCTGTCCTCGGGCTTGTACTTGTACAAGTCTTTGGAAGATTGGTTGTGTTGGTTCCATGCTTTCATTTTTTTAGACTTTCCATAAATTTTTTAGACATTGCCTCTCTGCGCTTGCGCTGCCATCTTGCGTAAAACTGGGTGTTCTGCACGATTGCACAGACACCCAAGACCAAGCCAGCAATAATGAGTAACGTGCCTACAATAAACATCAAGGCCAGAATGGTGTTTGTTAAATCAAGCATATTGAACCTTTCGTAAAAGTTTTCCTACCTGGGCGGGATGCCATACATCTAAACCTGTGGCGGTCTTGATACCGCGTATCTCTAGCTCGGCTGCAACTGTACGCAGATTGGTTCCGACTTTACTGACAATATCTTGCAAAGAAGGCGCGACTTTTTTGCAATATGCTTCACATCGGTCGCTAATTGCTTTCAAACCAGCCTGAGAACCGATCTGTGGAGCTGGTGAACCCAAGACAGTACCGCGAGCTTTGGCAGCTGCTAGAGCTGATTTGGTACGCTCAGATATCTTCTTAGCCTCCCACTCCGCAAACACAGCAGCCATCTGTAGGAATGTGCGGTCTGCCTCTGGCATATCAGCTGCTACGAACTGCACGTTAGACTCAAGCAAGCCAGAGATGAAATGCACGTTACGAGCGAGACGATCCAACTTAGCGATAACGAGCGTGGCTTTCTGTTTCTTAGCCAAGGCTAGAGCTGCTGCCAGTTGTGGGCGATTGTTCTTACGGCCAGACTCGATCTCGGTAAACTCAGCAATGATTTCTTTGCCAGTTAAGAAAGCCTGTACAGCAGAACGCTGTGCATCTAATCCAAGACCTGATTGGCCCTGACGTTGTGTTGATACTCTGTAGTAGGTTACAAACATGGTTAACTCCTGTGTCTCGGTGGTTAATAGCGATATCGCTAGAAATGAATATACCAAACTATATCTAGTTTTAATAGTAGGTGTTTACCCTAATCTTATTACGCTATATTTAGTCTACAATCAGATATCTCAACCAAAAGAGGCCAACAATGACCGAATTAAAGCCATTCCTAGTGCGCTTGCGCCCAGACGTTAGAACATTGTTAGAGCAGACTGCCCAGCAACGTAAGAAACCTATAGCCGTCATTATTAATGATGAGTTGCGGTCTTCTCTTTCTAAGCATGGAGACCTATCGCAACGTCTTAACAAGATGCTTGCGTGATTGTCTTAGAGCTGCCGTTCCCACCAAGCGTCAATACTTACTATAGACGTGGCGCTCATGCCACCTACATGAGTAAGGCCGGGCGCGAATACAAGCAAGCTGTGGCCGAGTACATAGCGAGCGGAGACTTCCCTAAGATGGGTGATAAGAGGCTCTGTGTCAGTATGGTTATCTGGCCAAGAGATAGAAGGGTCTTTGATTTGGACAATCGTTTAAAGTCGGTGCTAGATAGCATCCAGGATGCGGGTCTTTTCCATTCCGATAGCCAGGTGGACGAGCTGTGCATCTATCGTGGCTCACACATTGTGCCGGGTGGATCAATTAAGGTAATGATTGAAGAGATTAAATGAACTATTTAAGCGTATGTAGTGGAGTTGAGGCAGCGACAGTTGCTTGGCATCACATGGGATGGAAACCAGTTGGCTTTAGTGAAATAGAAAAGTTCCCATCACAAGTATTAGCGCATCACTATCCAAGCGTTACCAACTTTGGTGACATGACAAAATACAAGGAGTGGGATATCAATGACACAGTTGGACTTTTGGTTGGAGGAACTCCATGCCAATCATTCTCAGTTGCCGGACTTAGAAAAGGACTTGAAGACCCAAGGGGAAACCTTGCCCTCACCTATGTTGGAATTCTTGACAAGTTTAGACCCAAGTGGTTCATATGGGAAAACGTGCCGGGTGTCCTCAGTTCAGGTGGTGGAAGGGATTTTGGTTCCTTTCTCGGAGCGGTGGCAGAATGCGGGTATGGGTTCGCATATCGGGTGCTTGACGCTCAATATTTCGGAGTCGCACAGCGGAGAAGAAGAGTCTTTGTTGTCGGATATCTTGGAGATTGGAGACCTCCCGCAGAAGTATTATTTGAGTCCGAGAGCCTGTCAAGGAATCTTAAACCGAGCAGAAAGACGAGGCAAAGTGTTGCCGGCTATGTTGAAAGCAGCTTTGGACAATATCGCGAAGATGTCATTGCGGGAACAACCAAAGCAAGTGGAGGAGTCTTAAGCGGTGGTTCAGAAACATTTATCGTAGGTGCATTGGATACAGAGTGTGGTGGTCAAAAATTAAGCCATCAATCAATCAAGAGTGGGCATATATTTGCTGTTTACGAAAATCATCCATCGGATAGCAGAGTAAGAGAAATGGGCGAGGTATGCCAAACAGTAACCAGTACATGGGGTTCTGGCGGTGGCAACATACCTTTCGTGCAAAATATTGCTTATGAATGGCATAACCAAGATAGCAGAATTAAACCAATTCAAGTTGCTGCTACATTAAATTGCAATGCTAGTGGCAGAGAAGGACATTTAGTGCAATCTATTGGTTTTACTCAATGCGATGCAGCAAGAGACGTTGGACAGAATATAAGTCCAACACTAAGGTCTGGCGGTGATGGTGGATATCCAGCTCATTCGGTTGTTTATTCTTTTGATAGTTTGGCCAGCAATTCAATGAAATCAAAAAATCCATTAAGCGGATGTAGGCAAGTTGAGTTATCCAAAACAATTGACACAACCTACCCATGCCCAAGTAAAAACCAAGGCGGCATAGGAATAATGCAAAGCATGGCAGTACGCAGACTGACACCAGTTGAGTGCGAGAGATTACAAGGTTTTCCTGATAACTACACAAACATCAAAGAGAACTGCCCAGACGGCCCAAGATATAAAGCAATGGGCAACTCAATGGCTGTGCCGGTGATGCGGTGGATTGGTGAACGAATAAATAGGCTAGAACATGGGAACCCATGATAAAGACGTATACACAAAGGCTGTACAGGCTGAGTCCAGTATTACTGGCAAGCGCTGGTGCAGTAATTGTCAATACAGCGTACATATAGAAGGTGGCAATTGGAAAGTAAGCGCAAAGGGAAGAGTCAGGCGGTGGATGTGCAAGGATTGTTATCGAAGGAAGATGGAGAGGGAGACCAAGTAAATGTATTACGACTCTCATGTTTCGCTTGTGGTCAACTTCACCCAGCATCCAGGCTGGTTCGTTTGCCGGATGGCAGAGAGGTTGGATCCTATTCAAACGAATATCGCGTGTACTGCGAGGCCAAATGGGTCTTTCGAAAGTTTAGATCCAAGCGAACTCGGCAACTGTACTTATCGCAAGTGGCAGATGTGCGTGGCGAGGCTGGCTATGCTGAACTGTACGCAGCCATGTTAGATATCTGGAAGAGAAAGCAAGAGCAATGAGAATAGTCTGTTGGTTTTCTTGTGGAGCTGCTAGTGCTGTAGCTACAAAGATAGCGCTTGCAGAGAGAGAGAGAGAGTGAATTGGTCATAGCTTACACCGAAGTGAAAGAAGAGCATCCTGATAACAGGCGATTCTTAGCTGAGTGTGAGGAGTGGTTTGGCCAAAAGATTGAGGTTCTTGGTAATGACTTTTACGATAGGTCAATCTATCGGGTGTTTGAAAAGAATTACATACGAACACCAAAGGGCGCACCATGCACCAGGGCATTAAAAAAGCAGATTAGAGAGCGCTTTGAAAGGCCAACAGATCGGCAAGTGTTTGGCTATACAGCAGAAGAGCAAGCTCGATTGGATCGTTTTATAGATGCTAATGCTGATGTCAATATTTGGACTCCATTGATTGATAAGGGCTTGGGTAAGGAGGATTGTTTGGCAATGTTAAAGAATGCTGGTATTGAGTTGCCAGCCATGTACAAACTTGGGTATCACAATAACAACTGCATCGGTTGCGTTAAAGGTGGCATGGGTTACTGGAACAAGATAAAGGTTGACTTCCCAGAGCATTTTGACCGCATGGCAAAGCTAGAGAGGTTCAAGAAACAAACTATATTTAAGGATAGATATCTCGATGAGTTAAAGCCAACAGACGGCAACTATCCACAAGAGCCAAACATTGAGTGTAGTATTTTCTGTCAAATAGCAGAGCAAGAGTTAAACAAATGATTTGTGTGAATGATGGCTGTGATAGCCACGAGATTAAGGTAGCGGAGACCAGAGCGCATGAGACTAAGAACTGGATTAAGAGACGTAGAGTCTGCAAGCAATGTCATTGCTCGTGGTGGACAGTTGAGATGGGTGAATTTGAGTTGAAAGATAATACTTTACAAAGCCATGACTAATCTGCTAAAACATCAACTTGGGGCCATAACCCAGCCCTTGAGAATGGAGCATCACCAGACTCAGATAAACGTAGTCGAGTCAGAGGGGAAGACCAGCGAACAGCTCGGACCCAGCACTCTGAAGGCAATCAGTCCTAGACATGACGATAAACAATCGATGCTCTCTGAAAAGAGATATCTCGCTATATAAGCGGGTGAGGTTCTATTCAAATGAATTTTGATATCCCCAAGAAACCTAAGTTAAAACTAAAGACTGCGTTGCCA